GCACACCGCCGCACCATCAACCGGGCCGCCCTGGACGCCTTTGTTGCCGGCGGCATGACCGAGGAATGCGCCAAGCAGGCGATCACCCTGATCGCCGAGCGCAAGATCCCAAACATCACCATCCAGTACTGAGGTCACCATGAGCCAAGTAGCCAGGGTAGATACCCAATCCCAGCCGCCGGCCATCGCTGCCGAGTCGGTAACCATCCTGCAGATCATCCAGCAGGTCGCAATGTCGCCCAACGCAGACATCGACAAGATGGAGCGCTTGATGGTGATGCACCAGAACATCCAGGCGCTGCAGGCGAAGCAGCAGTTCGACGAGGCGTTGGCCGCGATGCAGGAAGAGCTGCCCGTCATCGGCGAGCGAGGCGGCATCAAGGACAAGAACGGCCGCATCCAGAGCACCTACGCACTCTGGGAAGACATCAACGAGATGATCAAGCCAGTTCTGGCCCGCCACGGATTCGCCCTCTCCTTCCGCACGCCGCGCAACGACCGCGGCATCGAGGTTGAGGGCGTCCTGAGCCATCGGGCCGGGCATCGCGAGACCACTTCTCTGCTCCTGCCGGCCGACACCAGCGGCAGCAAGAACGGCGTCCAGGCCGTGGCATCGAGCGTGAGCTACGGCAAGCGCTACACCGCCGGCGCCCTTCTCAACTTCACCACCACTGGCGAGGATGACGACGGCAACGGTGCCGTAGTGACGCCGCGGGTCACCTCAGTACAGGCAACCCAGCTGGCCATGTTGCTGGAGCGCTGCAGCGACAAAGCAAAAAAGGCATTCGCCAGCATTCACGGCACGCCGTCGGCGGTCGAGAAAGCCGCGTTCGACCAGGTATTGGGCATGTTGAGCAAATCGGTCAAGCAGCACGAATCAGCGCCACAGGAGGCACAAGATGCAGATCATCACTGACGTCGAGCAGGGCACGCCGGAATGGCTCGCCCTTCGCCTGGGCATCATCACCTGCTCCGAACTGGACTGCCTGCTGGTCGCCGGCAAGGGTGAAGCAGGCTTTGGCGTGGCCGCATTCACTTACATGGATCAGCTGATCGGCGAGCGGATCACAGAGGAAGCCGCCGAGATCCCATTCCAGACCAAGGCCACGATTCGCGGCCACGAACTGGAGGGCGTCGCCCGGGGCCTGTACGAGGACCGCGAAAGCATCAAGACCCGTTCAGTGGGGATCATCCTCAACCACGGCATCGGCTACTCCCCTGACGCGCTGGTGGGCGACCAGGGCCTGACCGAGATCAAGACCAAGCTCCCCAAGTTTCAGGTCAGCGTCATCCTGAACGGTGAAGTGCCCAAGGAGCACGTCGCCCAATGCCAGGGCGGCCTGTGGGTATCCGAGCGCGAGTGGCTGGACTTCATCAGCTATTGGCCTGGCATGCCCCTCTTCGTCAAGCGCGTGTACCGCGACGAAGTGATGATCCGAAAACTAACCGAACGGGTGAAAACCTTCTACGAAATCCTCGACGAGCGCATGAACAAGGTGCTCGGTGCGGCCGCATAACCCAAGGAATCACGATGCCTACTCTTACCGATATCGGCCGCATTGGCCGCGACGCTGAACTGCGCTACACCCCAAGCGGCGACCCAGTCTGCAATCTGGCGATCGCTTGTGAATATGGCCGCAAGGGCAATGATGGCAAGCGACCTACCCAGTGGGTAGACGCGACGCTGTGGGGCAAGCAGGCCGAGGCCATGGCCCAGTACCTGGTCAAAGGCCAACAGGTTCACTTCACCATCGACGACGCGCACGTCGAGGTTTTCACTAAGTCTGATCAGACGCAGGGGGTGAAGCTTACTGGTCGGGTGATCATCATCAAGTTCGCTGGCAGCCCGCCGCAGCAATCACAGAGCAACCAGCAGTCCCAGCAGCAACGCCAGCAACAGCGCAACCAGCAGCGACCGGCCGCCCAGCAGCAGAACCAGCAGGGCACCAACGGCCCGGACTACGAAAGCTTCGACGACGATATCCCGTTCGCCCCCATCCACCACCTGGCAGGTGCATAGCCATGAGCGATCGCGGCGAGCACCCCAGCACCTACTACACGGGTCGGGACTGCCGCCGCAGCGGTGGCAGCAAGCTGGCCAACCCATTCGCCTCTCACACGTTCCACGGCTCCTGGTTTTTGGCCGGCTGGAACGACATGGACCTTGAGATTGAGCAGAAAAATCCGAAGCGCGCTGCAAAGAACAAGGCGGCGTGAGCAGTTGCACCTTCCCCCAAGCGGCCTGCAGGAGGTCGAGCATGGCATCACTTTTCGACGCATCGATGCGCAAGCCTGTGCGAAAGCTGTATATCACCCGCAGCGGCGGCCAGTACCGGCCTGATGATGTTGCCCTGGCCTTCGCCCTGAGCCTTCGAGTGCACGACAGCGCCGATCACCTGCGCAGGCTGGCCCGGCGCCTGGTCGACAAAGTCTGCCTCGAACACCAACCGAACATGAAGCGCCTGGCCCGTGAGCCAGACGACGCCAAGGTGTTCGACGCCGCGCTCAAGATCATCAACCGGGTGTGCGACCTACTGGAGTTCGCCCCGGGTACCGCGTTCGTGCGCAATGGAGGCGACGATGGCTCTGACGCAGCAGCAGCGTGACGAGAAGCGCCGCGCCAAGGCCGCCAAGCTGCAGGAAGAAGACCTGCGCTTGAAGGTTCGACCAGGGACTAAGCAGGCCCTGCTGGAACTGATGGAGTGGGCCGGGATCGAGGAACAGGGCGAGGCGATGACGCTGATGATTCATCACGTAGAAGCGCTCGGGCATCACGCGCTGTTCAGGATCGCGCGCCACGAAATCGAAGCTCACCGATCTGTGGCGCGGGCTGAGCCGCTTCGGCTGTCAGCTCGGAAGAGAACCGGCCAGCACCTTCGCGCTATCTGCGGCTGGGCAGATGCCTCGGCCAGCCAGATGATCGAGGCGCTGATTCACGGCATTCACGCCCTGGGCCGGCTTCACGCGGCGAAGTTTCTCACCCCGCCGCGGCACGAAATCAGCATCTCGCCCCGCCTAGCTCTGGCATTCGCCCGGAAGAGCATGCTGATGATTCAGCAGGATCCAGGCGACGAGATCATCTGCCCTGGGGAGGAAGATCAGTCCTGCCAGTATTTCGCAACGAACCGGTCAGCGATTTCCTCGCCAGCCTCAACCGCCTGATCGAAGGTCTCCCAATCCTTTTTTCTGGTTCCGGCGACCAAAATGTCACCCTGATATTTGTAAAGCGTAACGACCTCGACGGGAACCATGTCGGAGTCATCCCCCCAGCGGAAGGTGATCACAAATTGCTCATCGTGAAGGCGGTCTTTGTATTCAACAGGCGGGAGGCGGTCAACTAGCAGCTTCATTCGTAATTCCTCAAACCGGCACCATTGCCGGCCAACCGTAATACCTCATCCCTCACTGAAATTACACCGTCTGTCGCCATTTTTGTTGCGTCGGACGACGCATGCATGGACAACGCCATGAACATCGAGACATCCACCGTCACCAAGCTGTTGATCACCGGCGCCGAAGGCCTGGACCCGATCAGTGTCTACCTCGAAGACTTCGAGCCCTGTAAGGGCAAGATCACCGTCAGCTGCTACGACAAGACCTGGCACGCCTACTGGGGCGGTATGTGGGATGGCCTGACCATCGGCCAGTTCTTCTGCAAGCTGCACGACGCGTACATCATCGGCTACTTCGACCGGTCGCTGAGCTCTCGCCGGTTCAGCGCCGAGGCCTTGGCCGACAAGGCGCGGAAGGTGATCGTGCAAATGCGGCGTGATCGGGACCTGGACGCAGAAGACGCCAGGAGCCTGCTCGACGAGGCCGAGGATGTTCGCCACACCAGCTCGCTCGAAGAGTGCGGCGGCGCCCACCGCGATTTCATGCACCGGGTATTCGGTGACGACTGGTGGAGCCTGCCGGCTGACGCCATGGAGCCGAACCCGGACTGGGCCTACCTCTGCCGCATTATCGCGACAGTGCAGCAGGCCCTGGCCAAGCAGTACCCGATCGCCGCCTGACCCTCCGGCGCTGCCCGCCAGCGCCTTCCCCTATTCAACGATAACGCCTCCCCGGCGAGGATCACCGATGCCCATCACCTACGGAAGCGTCTGCAGCGGCATTGAAGCTGCGACCGTAGCCTGGCACCCGCTGGGCTGGCGTGCCGCCTGGTACGCCGAGATTGAGCCATTCCCCTGTGCGGTACTGGCCCACCACTACCCGGACACGCCGAACCACGGAGACATGACCCGCCTGGCTGCCATAGTGCTGTCCGGGAAGATCCCGGCCCCCGAGGTTCTGGTCGGCGGCACTCCCTGCCAGGCCTTTAGCGTGGCCGGCATGCGCGAAGGCCTTGCCGATCCCCGCGGCGCCCTCACCATCAAATACGTGGAGCTGCTCGATGCAATTGACCATGTTCGAATTAAGCGCGGCGAGCCCGAGGCCGCCTGCCTCTGGGAAAACGTCCCCGGCGTCCTCTCCGACAAAGGCAACGCGTTTGGCTGCTTCCTCGGCGCCCTGGTGGGCGAATCCGAAGAACTCCAACCGCCAGGGGGCAAATGGAAGGACGCTGGTTGTGTGTATGGACCCACGCGAACAGTCGCATGGCGGGTTCTGGATGCCCAATATTTCGGCCTGGCCCAACGACGCCGCCGTGTGTTCGTTGTCGCAAGTGCTCGAGCAGGGTTCGATCCCCTCGAAGTACTTTTTGAGCGCGAAGGCCTGCGCCGGGATACTCCGCCGCGCCGAGGCGAGGGGCAAGACCTTACCGGACGAGCTCCATTCGGCCCTGCGCTCCAGTGCGGCTGCGGATGGGTCTTTGGCTTAGACCTTGGCCAGTACGGATGCCCGAATTGTGAGGGTGATGAAGGACCAGCGGTTGAGGTTCTGGCCGGCGTTCCTGCTTACGGCGGCCACAGCCTACAGGGTGATGTCAGCCAGGCCGCCACACTGACGGCCAAGGACACCAGAATGGACATGGAGAGCGAGACGTTTTGCATCGCACCGACCATCACCGGAGGCGCAAGAAAGTCGGGCGGCTACAGCCATGACGATATCCCAATGGTCGCTGGCACCTTGCAGGCAAACGGCAAAGCGGCCGGCAGCGCCACTCAGCAGGACGCCGAGAACGGCATGCTGGTGGTGCACGGCACGCAGGATCCCGATGTTCTCCACGGCCTGGCCCATCCTCTGGGCAGGAACAGCGGGCAGGAGAACGCTCTGCTTGCCTTCAGCTGCAAGGACCACGGCGCCGATGCCGGCGATCTGGCCCCGACGCTTCGTGCTATGGGACACGGCGCCAGCCACCCCAACGCCGGCGGCCAGGTCGCAGTGTGCATTACTGGCGAGATAACCCACACGCTGAAGGCCGAAGGCTTCGATGCCAGCGAGGATGGAGCCGGCCGTGGCCAGCCAATGGTCCAGGGGGGATCTGGTGTTCGACGGCTCACCCCGTGTGAGTGCGAATGGCTCCAGGGCTTTCCTGGCGACCACACCCGAATACCCTATCGCGGCAAGCCCGCCGATGATTGCCCGGACGGGCCGCGCTACAAGGCGATCGGCAACAGCAAGGCCGTATTCGTCGTTCGCTGGATCGGCCGGCGCATCCAACAACAACTTGAACGTCTCGCTTGAGGTATCCCCATGCCCACAGAAAACCGATCCAGCAACACCGACCCACGTGATGTGTTCATCAGGCTCAACCCGCTCGGCCTGGGCGAGGCGGAGCTGCGCAAGGACAGCACCGGCTTCGAAGACCAGCGCACCCACAGCGACTACCTGCTGTTCCTGGCGGGCTACCGCGAAACGCATCCAGATCCGCAGCCCCACCCCGAGCCTATAGCCTGGATGGTTGGTACTGCCATCTGGTGGACCAAAGAAGAGGCAGAGAGGGATGCGGCGGAGACTGGGCTGACCATGACGCCAGTCGGGCCGATTACTGAAAGCGGAAAGCCAACCGTGCAGTACCAGGGCGAGCCGGTGGCGTGGGTGCGCTTCCGCAATGGCGAACCCGATTATGACGGCGATGCCTGCATGATCATGAATGTGGCGGGCGACACGCTGGGCGATGGCGATAGCTGGGAACCTGTCTACACCCACGCCGATCCTGGCGAGGTTGA